AATACTTTGAACGATATTACGGTGGCTTACAAACCAAAAAAGGAACGCCAGTTGTGAAAGAAAGATATATAACCCGCAGGAAATTATAAAGATGGTGATATAATGGCTAAAATAAATGAATGGCTCGAAGAAGATAAACTTATATTACTTGAGGGATGGGCTAGAGATGGTTTAACTAATGAACAAATAGCTAATAATATTGGAATTGATGAAAGAACGTTATACAGATGGAAAGATAAGGAAAGCCGTATATGTCAGTCCTTAAAAAAAGGCAAAGAAGTTGTGGATTTTGAAGTCGAGAATGCTTTATATAAAAGAGCTTTAGGATATACAATACAAATAAAAGAACAAAAATTAGATAAAAACGGTTGCATTCATGATTTAATAAAAGATATTCATGTTCCAGCGGACACAACAGCTCAAATATATTGGCTTAAAAATAGGAAGCCTAAAGAGTGGCGTGATAAAGTTGTTGTTGAAAATGAAAATAATGGAAGTGGAGTGTTAACAGAATTAGTGGAGGCTTTAAACAATGCAAAAAAGTCTTGAGGAGATGTTAAATCCAAAACAACTTGATTTTATGACTGCTAATGACAAGCGTGTTAACTTATTGACAGGTTCTGTTCGTAGTGGAAAAACTTATATATCGCTTTTAAAATGGGCTATATTTGTTGGAACTATGTCAGAGAACGCAGAATTTTTAATGACAGGTAAAACACTTACTTCTTTAAAACGTAATTGTCTTGGTTTATTGCAAGATTTGGTTGGAAAAGACAATTTTAAATATTCTATAAATCAGAAATCAGCAAAATTATTCGGTCGTATCGTTTGGCTAGAGGGTGCTAATGATGATAGAGCCGAAAGTAAAATCAGAGGTATGACATTGGCTGGGGCTTATGTTGATGAATTGACACAGATACCGGAGGACTTTTATCGTATGTTATTGTCACGTTTATCAATCAAAAATGCGAAATTGTATGCAACAACTAACCCTGATACACCTACTCATTGGGTTAAGGTGGATATTATTGATAACGAAAACATTGATAAAAATATATGGCACTTTACTTTTGATGATAACGAGATTTTAAAAAAGGAAAATCCTGAATATTTTGAAAATCTTAAAAAAGAATATAAATCGATGGGTGAGGTATTTTACTCACGTTTCATACTTGGACTTTGGGTACTTGCCGAGGGGCTTATTTATAGACAATTTGCAAACAATAAAGAGTTATTTTTAAAAGATAAAGCTGTCGATGAAAAAGGCAACCCACTTAATTTTTTAATAATATCAATTGGTATAGACTATGGAGCGACAAAAGGTGAAACAGAGTTTAAAGCCACAGGAATAACACCTTTTTTTAAAGAAGTTTGGACTATTGACGAAATGAAATTGGCTGGGCTATATTCGCCAGATGAAATATATGAAAAGTTTGACGAGTTTTATTATAGATTGATAAATGATTATGGAAAAGTGACGCATTGTTTTGGCGACTACGGAGCTTTGGGACAAGTTTTAACTTATGGATTAAACAAACATTTGCAAGAAAAAGGAATCCCTTTAAAAGTCGATGACTGTGTAAAAGGAAAAATTGTTGATAGAATTTATATGGATAATTTATTATTTGCACAAGGCAGACGTTTTATTTTAAAAAAGTGTATTTATTTACAAGAGGCTTATGAGTTAGCTGTATGGGACGAAAAACGACCTGATGAACGACTTGACGATGGTACGACGCCGATAGACGATTTAGATGCGTCAGAATACAGCATGTTTTCGTTTTATGATAAAATTATGATGAATATAAAAGGAGGATTTTAATGAAATTAGAAGATTTTTTACAAGCTGAATACGGTTATAATCCTGATATTAAAAATCAAGTTCAGAGCTATTATAATCAGTGGTTAAGCTGGTATGTGGGAAACGTTAAAGATTTCCACAATTATTTTATTTACAATGGTAAAAAGAAAGTAAATCAACATAGATACACATTAAACATGGCGAAAGAAATATCGGAGGACTGGAGCGATATTATCTGGAGTGAAAAGTGTGAAATATCCATGAAAGATGAACGTTCGCAAAAGGATTTTAACGATTTGTCAAAAACACTTGATTTAAATGTCTTAATAAACCAGTCAATTGAAAAATCTGGTGCTTTAGGTACGGAGGGAGCTGTTGTTAGTGTTTATGATTTAATATCTAACGAGGACGGCATGTATCTGGACGTATCGGACGCAAAAACAAGGGTGGATTTAGTAGATTTCGACTGGATATTTCCATTAAGCTGGAATAACAAAGAAATAACAGAGTGTGCTTTCGGTTGTATTGAATTTGTGGAAGGGATAAAGTATGTCATTTGTTCAATTCATAAGATAGCGACTGATAATAATTATCACATTTATAATCATTTGTTTGTTGATAATAATGGAAATTTAACAGAAATAACCGAAGACGATGACACCATGAAAGATTTTAACACATTGTCTAATAAAAAATGGTTTACAATATTTAAACCATTGCTTACAAACAATTTGTTCAATAACTCACCTTTTGGAATACCTCACTACGCAAATGCTATTGATAATTTAAAAGCCGTGGATATTTGTTTTGACGCTTTGAAAAATGAAATAAATGATGGACGTAAAAGAACGTTTGTTAGAGCTGATATGTTCAATTATGATGACGGACAACAGAAGTTAGTGTTCGACCCAAATGACACGACTGTTTATCAACTTCCACAAGGAGCTACAAAAGACGATTTAATAATGAGTGATAGCGACAGTTTAAGAACAGCACAGCAAATCGAAACTTTAAATACTAATTTGAATATTCTAGGCAACAAAGTTGGATTTGGAGAAAACCATTATCACTTTGACGGAACTGTGTTAAGTACAGCAACAGCGGTTGTCAGTTCTAACAGCAAAATGTTTAGACGTAAGAAAAAACTTGAGATAGGCTATGAAGAAAGTATTAGAGATTTAATCGAGGCAATTTGTTATGCTTCTACAAAGTTTGGACAATTTAATATCAGTACTGATGACATGGCTATTCAATTTGACGACAGTATTATCGAGGATAAAGAAGCCGAAAGTAATAGGGCTTTGAGAGAAAAATCAGCTGGTGTAATTAGTGCAGTCGAGTACAGAATGAAGATATTTGGAGAAACTAAAGAGATAGCAGAACAGGCGATTACAGAAATTAGACAAAACGATCCGTCAATAAATGATTTATTAGGAACAAGAGGGGGTGAAGAATAATGAAGTTAATTGTAAATCCACACAAAATCGAGATAGACAAAAGCCCAGTAAACGAGCGAGAGATAAATATTAGTAAATGTGAGTTTGTATTTAGTGATGAGATAACGAGCGATTATGTAAAAGAAGCTTACTTTACATTTGATGGGGAAACTTATAAACAAATTATTGTGAATAATGAATGTGATTTTCCGAGCGAGGTTTTAGTTAAAAAAGGGACTGTTGAGATTGGTGTCGTAGCTTTCCTAGTAGAAGATGAAACCGAGATAAAGAGATACAATCCGAGTCCAGCTTATTTTAATACGTGGCAGGGTAGTTTAAAAGATGATTATGAAAACACAGAGCCAATAACTCCGACTGATAAAGAGCAGATAGAACAAGCCATCACAAATTTACAAAATGATGTGGATGATTTAGATGAAAACAAACAAGACAAATTAATTAGTGGTGAGAATATTAAAACTATTAATGGTGAATCCGTTTTAGGAAGTGGAAATATTGAAATTGATTTGTCTGATTATTATACCAAAGAAGAAGTAGACGAAAGTCAAACGGCTCAAAACGTTCAAATTAACGCAAATAAGGGCGATATAGAGAGTTTAAACAATAGATTGACAAATTATTCATTAATCACAGAAACAGGCTCACAGATAGCTTTAAACGTAAATTCTAGCAATTATCAAATGACAGCTATTTTAAAAGATAAAAACGGAAACGTGATTTATACGTCAAATGTTATAGATTTACCGCTAGAGAGCATGATTGTGAGTGCTACTTACGATAGCACAACAAAAGAAATAGTCTTCACTTTACAGAACGGAAACGTTTTAAGGGTAAGTGTTGCCGATTTAGTAAGTGGTTTAGTAAGTACTGATGATTTAAACACAATCCTAGCTAATTATTATACAAAAACAGAAATTGATACACTTTTACAAACAAAAGCCAACGCAAGTGATGTGTATGCTAAAACAGACGTTTACAATAAAACTGAAACCGATACTTTATTAAATGCAAAACAAAATACTTTAACGTTCGATAATACACCTACCGAAAACAGTACAAATCCTGTTACAAGTGGTGGAATTTATGATAGCCAAGAAGAACAAGACACTAATATCGAGTTACTTCAAAATCTTGTAAATCAAATGCCAACAGTAGAAGCAACAGGAACAGATATATCACTTCAAGACGTTCTTAATTACAGGTTTATGAAGTTTGTTATGAAAGGTAATAGTTCTCAATTTAGTACTACTGGAAAGAATTTATTAAATCCTACTATTTCATCAACAACAAAAAACGGTGTTATCTTATCTTACGATGCAACAACACAAGAAATAACGTTAAATGGTACTTGTGATACAAATAATACAACATTCAATTTCACACCACAAAGTAATACTATACCTGCAAATACAACTATTTATTCGTTATTAAAATATGTTAGTGGGTCTTCTACTGGAAAATTATCTTTACAAATATACGATTCTGGATTTAGTAAAAATGCAGGAGTTTCTACCGATAGTGGTTTATCCGCTGATATAACAAGTTCTGTTTCATATAGTTCAGAAACAACATTTTCAGTAAACAGAATTAGAGTAGATGATGGCTCATCATTTACTAATTTGAAATTTAAAGTATATTTGTCAACAGTAGATAACGAATATGAAATATATACAGGTGGAACTCCAGCACCAAATCCAAGCTATCCATATCCAGTTAAAACTGTTACTGGGGAGAATAGTTTGATAATAAGTAATTCTGATAATACTCAAACACAAACTTTTACAATATCACTAGGTTCAATAGAGCTCTGTAAAATAGGAGATTATCAAGACTATATTTATAAAAGTGGGAATAATTGGTATAAAAAAGAAATGATAAGTAAAGTTCAATATCTTGTAACTGGTGGCAGTGTAGGCTCTGGTGGTGGTGATTTTGCCACAATGAAAACTAGAGGTTATCTTTGCAGATATTTTGATATTACAAATTTAAGAGGTGGGTCTGACAGAAGCTTAATTATGTCTAATAGATTTAAAGGCACAAATGCAACTTTATACAATGGTGCAGCATATTTAGATGGAATACAAACAGCTTCATCAGATACTTCTTCAACTGTTTATATAGGAATAAAATTTTCTACAATAGAAGATTATTATGGTTCTGAATTAACAACATCTAACATTCAAACGGCTTGGATAAAATATTTCACTGACCATCCGACATATATATATTTTAGGGTTCTTGAACCACAAGATATTCTAATAACCGATACAACACTAATCAATCAATTAAACAACATATATAACAACGCACACTCATACAATGGAACAACAAATATAACAACAACTTATGCAGACGGAAACGAGCAGATGATAATTGAAGCAAGTGCTTTATCAGATATATTTAAACAAATACAAAGTAATACAAATGCAATATTGGAGATAGGGGGTGATTAATGTGTTTAATTTAAGAGAATTTGTGAAACAAGGACTTTTGAAAGCTATCGGTATTCAATCAGATTACTGGGTAATGCTAACTTCTGCAAACTGGTATTCAAAAGGTGTTTTAACTGATGAAGACATGATAGAAATTCAGGAGGCTATTAATGAAAAAAATATAGAAAAAGAGCTTACAGAAGATATTATAGAAAACGAGGAAAATACTGAAGAAATAGAATTATCTAATCAAAATCAAATTGACGATGGAATCCCACTATAAAGAGATTTTAACTAATCTCTTTTTATGTGATATAATTTAATAAAAAGGTGGTGGCTATGCAAGATAACGAAAAATTAGATTTAGTATTGGAACGATTTTATCAAAGGTTTAATAAATACAATACAAAGGTTTTACAGAAGATAGGTAAAGCTATTAAAGAAATAGGCGAAGTGTCGCCAAGCGAGGTTTATCAATTGGGGCAAGAGTTAAAATATGGTATGGAGCTTGATGATTTATTAGAGGAACTAGCTCGAATAAGTGGGCAATCTGTTTTGGATATAGACACTTTACTCGACCGAGTTGCCGAAGAAAACGTGGATTTTGCCGAGAAATATTATAAAGCGAAGAACAAAGAATTTGTTAATTATAAAAACAATGAGCCACTTCAACGATATGTGGAATCCATAAAGCAGGAAACTTACGGAACGTTTAAAAACCTCGCCAACTCAACCAATGTTGGTTTTACTTTCAAAGGTGCAGACGGAAAAGCTGTTTTTCGACCATTTAGGGACGCATACAGGGACGTTATAGATGAGGCAGTATATAATATCAGTTCAGGTGTTAAAGACTATCAGAGTGCCATGAGAAACGTAATAAACCAACTTGCCGATAGTGGTGTTAAAATCCATGAAGAAAGTGTTGCATATAGAAGTGGTTATAACAGACGAATAGACAGTTCTGTAAGACAAAACGTACTTGATGGCGTCCGAAAGGTTAATATAGGAGTTCAAGAACAAATAGGTAGTGAGATAGGAGCTGATGGTGTGGAAGTATCTTCCCATTTTCCGTGTGCAGAGGATCATTGGCAAATTGACGGACGTCAGTTTTCTAAAAAACGTTTTGAAAAAATAAATTCAACACTTGATAGACCAGTAGGAACTTATAATTGTAAACATTTTGTTTTTTCTATAATTTTAGGAATAGATGAACCACAATATAGCAAAAATGCTTTATTTAAAATAAGACAAAAAAACAATGAAACCGTGGAATATGAGGGCAAGACATATAATAAATACGAGGCGACACAATTACAACGTAAAATAGAAACAGAAGTTAGACGTCAAAAAGACCGTCAGATTATAGCACGTTCTAGTGGCGATAAGGACGGTATAGCAAAAGCACAGGAAAAAATATCCCAACTTACACACAAATACAATGAATTTAGTAATTTAGCTGGACTTGATACATATAAAAATCGTATGTCTGTTACAGGTTATCGAAGAGTTAAAGTAAAATAACTCTTTTTTAGGTATTGACAAAATACTTTAAAAGTATTATATTAATAATGAAGAACGATTTGGGGAGGGATTTTATGAAAAGAAAACGATATAGATGTGCGAATCCGAAACTGTGGGACGTTATTACAAATAATAAAGTCGAGTGCAAGTGTGGACACAAGGTATTTATTCCACATTACTTGGAAAAGACTTATTGTACATGGTGCTACCGAACAGTTTACAGAACGAAAAAATTAGAATTTAAAGACAAGCTTATGAAAAAAATGGCTAAAAACTAGCATTTTACAGTTTAGAATTTTAATGTTATAATCTAATTAGAAAACAGCTAAAGAGAGGGGGTTGGCTTATGGAAATAACGATGGCTATTGCTATTTTGGGGTGCGTTATTTCGGTGGCTAGTTTCGTGTTAGGTCGAAAGGATAAAGCCGTGAAAGACACGAAAGAAGAAGCCTCTGAGCAACGTTTGATTGAATATAGACTAGACCAATTATCTAAAAAGGTTGATAAGATTTTAGAAAAATTGGAAAATCAAGATAGTGAAATTAGAAAAGTAGTTAATGAAGAAATAGAAAAACACGTGTTAAAATTTCATAAAAATTAATAAAAATATGGGGACAGCAGGTTCGAAACTGTTTACCTGAAACCTTATCGAGTAAGGTATTACCCATAATTTTATATATTTCTGATAAGGAGGAATAATATGAAAGAAATATGGAAAAAAATTGAAAATTTTGAAGATTATCAAATTAGTAGTTTAGGAAGAATAAAATCTTTAAAATGGAACAAAGAAAGAATTTTAAAGTATAGAAAAATAAGAGGAAATTATTATAAAGTTTCTTTATATAATAAAAATAAATGTAAAGAAATATTAGTGCATGTATTAGTTGCCAATGCTTTTTTAAACAAAGAAGATTTTAAATTTATGAATTATGAAATGAAAAATAAAATAGATTTAGACCATTTAGAAGTAAACCATATAGATGGTAATAAATTTAATAATAATGTAAATAATTTAGAATGGTGTACAAAAAGTTATAATCAAAAACATTCTTATGATAAAGGATTGAAAAAAATCAGAAGAGATTATAATAATAATTTATCAAAACATATAATTCAATATGATTTGGAAGGAAATTTTATTAAAGAATGGGCAAATAAAAGAACAATAGAAAGAGAACTTGGATATGGTAATGGAAACATAAGTGCATGTTGTAAAGGGAAAAACAAAACTTCTTATGGTTATGTATGGAAATACAAGGAGGATAACAATGTCGATTAAAGATGATGTTTTAGAAACAAAAAAGGAAATTGAGGAAGTAAAAGAAAAAAGTTTCGCTTTAGAGTTATTACAAGACCAGAGAAAAGCTAACAAACGTCTATTTATTATTTGGATAATAACGTTTTTGACTTTGGTAGGTGTGAGCATTTATACAATTTATTTGTTAAATGATATTGGAACGATAGAAACAAGTACGCAAGAAATACAAGATGTCAATACAATTGAAAATAGTGATGTAATAAATGGTGATAAATATGGGGAAAATTAAACAGACAAGAACTAAAACAACCTATCGTAAATCCAAAACAAAGCCAAAGCATTGTCCAACTTGTGGAAAATTTATGAAAAGGAAGTAGGTATATTTATGCTTGACTTCACAAAAGATGAAATAAAAGAAATTAAAAATAAGATATACCTAACAAAAATGCAAGAAAAAATACTAGATATGAAACTTGAGGGTAATTTGACAGAAATAGGTATGGCTTTGGAACTGGGTGTAAGTCCAAGCACAATAACTTACCAATGGAAAAAAGTAAAAAAGAAAATTTTAAAGGTAATTTAAAGGTAAATTCAATAGAACTTAAAGATTTTAAGTTCTTTTTTTATTGTAAAATTTTAATTGAAAGGGAGGGAAACAACTCGAAAAGTAGTAAAACACATTTTGAGAAGTTTTCTTCTTTTTCGTATTTAAAGGAGGAATTTTATGTACGGAAATAATCCTTATTTGGCTAATTATAGCCCACAAGCAAATATAGATAGAATAAACACACAAATAGCCGAGTTAGAAAAAATGAGGTCGCAAATACCACAACAAATACAAACACAGCAACCAACCAATTTAACGCAAAACTTTCAACTTGCACCGAATAGTCATGATGTTATTAAATATGCAAGTTCTATTGACGAGGTGCAACGTGAGATGGTAGTTGGCGACACACCTTATTTTAGTAAAGATATGTCGGTTGTATGGATAAAAAACACCAAAGGCGAAATAAAAGCCTATGAACTAACCGAGATCATAGAACGTGATGAAAAAGATTTACAGATAGAATATTTAACATCGCAAATAAATGAATTGAAAGGAATGATTGAAAATGCAGGGACTATTTCAAATGCTAATGCAACAGAAATTCAATCAAATACCACAACAGATGATGGGGCAATTGGAAACTCAACTAAAAAGAGCAAATCCTCAAGCGTTTCAAAAATATCAAGAAGCAAAAAAGAATAATAACCCACAAGAACTTTTAAATGAAACAATAAATAATTTTACGCCTCAACAAAGGCAACAATGGGATAATATGATTGGAAATTTTATGCCACAACAAAATAATATCAATACCGAATAGGTTTTGATATAGATATTTAGAAATAGAAAAGAGGTGAAATAATGAACGGAAGTAATGGTATTCAACCAACAGTAGAATTAGCTACTACCAATGGTGCATATCCATATCCATTTATATATGGTAATGGTGGCAATAACGGAAGTTTCTTTGGCAATGATGGTATTTGGGCATTTTTACTCTTTGCCATGATATTTGGTAATAATGGCTGGGGTAATGGTGGCTTTGGCTTTGGAGGCGGAGGATTCAACAATGAATATGCTTGGCTTTCTAATGGTCAAAAGGAAATCATGAACAATACTAATAACGGATTTGATACTTTACACTTGTCTAATCAAATTGAGGGTGTTAGAGATGGCGTTTATGGTATATCTAACCAATTGTGTAATAGTACTGCTGATGTTGTATCTGCTATAAATGGTGGTTTTTCTAATGCTGAAATATCTGCCAATGGTAGACAAATGGCTAATATGCAACAAGCTTTCAACTCTGAAATTGCTACTTTAAATGGATTTAACAATTTAAACAATGCACTTTCAAATTGTTGTTGCGAAAATCGTTTGGCTACTTGTCAGACACAAAATATTGTTCAAAACGAGAGCAATGCTACTAGATTTGCCGATGCTAATAATACTAGAGATATTATTACGAATGCAACAGCTAATACACAGGCTATATTGGATAAATTATGTCAGTTAGAATTAGACCAAAAGAGTGAAAAGATAAATGACTTAGAGAGAGAAATTTTGATGAAAGATTTACAGGCTTCACAAGTTGCACAAACTGCTGATTTAAGAGCAAATAACGCAACAGTTGCTAACCAACTTGTAAGCGAACTTCGCTCATGTCCTATTCCTGCTCAACCAGTGTATGGAAACCAACCAATATTTACATATCCTACAAATTATAGTGGATGTGGATGTACAGGAACAAGTCAATTTATTTAAAGCAAATAGTCGATTACGACACGCCTGATTACAGGAACTTGCTAAAAACGTGTATTTACACGTAATTAAGAATAGGCAAGTTGTCTATTCTTTTTATTATGAAAGGAGAAAGATAAAATGATAGAAAGTATTCAAGAATTACCAATAACATTAACAAGCAATACAGCTAAACTAACACTTAGTTCTGACACAATAAGAACTAGAAGTGCTTGTCAAAATAATACGAGAAGTTGGTTATGCCATCAAACAGGAAACCCATTGTATCAAGTATTAGGTAATGGAAATTGTAATTGTAATGGAACTGCAAAATACGAAGTAAGTTTTAATGCTAATGTTAGTGGAGCTACTGCCGGAACACCCGTGGCACTTGCTTTATTTGAAGATGGAGTAATTGTACCCGGAACTACAATGATAGCTACAATAACTACCGCTGGAGATGTATTTAATATATCTTTTGAGAATACGGTTGAAGTGTGTGGCAGGTCTAATGCTACATTAAGCATTGGAAGTATTCCAAGCATACCAGACTTTACTGATTTAACAGCCACAGCAATAGATACTCAAGCTCCAATTATAGCCAACGCTACATTAAGCATAGAGAAGTTATCTTGATGAAAAACAATGGAATAGATATTAGTTCTTTAATTTTGCAAGTGTTAAGTTTAGATTTATTATTTAAAGATTTTAATAATTCTGATTTAATGCAAGAACTACAAATGCAAGATGAGAAATATCTTAAAACAATAATAAAACAAAATGATGAAATAATCTCACTTTTAAAGAAAGGAAGTGATAAAGAATGAACGAAAGGCTTGAAAAGAAAACAGAAGAGTCTATTAATAAGATTTTAGACGAGGGTTTAACCACAAATAATTTAGAAAATTTATTCGTTTTAAAAAAAATAAATCACATGGCAAAGGAGGATGATAACATGTATGGAGAATATGGAAACTATGGTGGAAGAAGAGCTGGATATGATAGTTATGGAAGAGATCACTATGATACTTATGGAAGAGAAAGATATGGAGTTAGAGGACGTGATATGCGTTATAGAGGCGATAACGAGCTTGATAGAATGCACGGCGAATATGAACGCTATCAAGAAAGCCGTCAGAGATACGGAGCTGGAGAAGAAACCGATAAAAGTTTTCACTATATGGTAAAGGCACTTGAGGATTTTATAAAAGTTCTACATGAAGAGGCTGAAACACCTCAACAGAAACAGATATTAAAAGAAACATTGCAAAGAAGTATGATATAAGGTGTATCGTTATTATAATGCAAATGCTTTAAATAAATATGAGGACGATTGTGTTATTCGTGCAATATCTTGTGCAACAGGTAAATCGTGGGACTATGTTTATGATTATTTAAGCGACATAGCTCAATATGAGGGAACTCTGTTTGATAAAAAGAATTTTGTTATTAATTATTTAGACAGGACTTATAAAAGACTTGACGATGTTTATGGAACGGTAGGACAGGTGTCTGGCATGTTTCCAAATAACACTTTATTAATAACAATGCGAGGACATATTGTTTGTTCTAAAGATGGTGTGATATACGACACATTTGATTGTCGTGATAGAGAAGTTGAGTATGTGTGGCTTGTAAAATGAGTACAATTTTGTACTCATGTTTTTGTATGATATAATTATTTTAGGTGATACTTTGAAATATATTATAATGTGTGCTGGAAAAGGTGAAAGGTGGAATAATTATTTAGGAGTGCCAAAACAATTAATCGAAATCAATGGCGAATCACTACTCGAAAGAACAACTAGGCTTTTAAAAGAAAATGGGATAAATGATTATGTTATTACAAATAATGACGATAGTTTTAATGATTATGGGAAAGTAATTAAGCAATCTTATAATGATTGTGAAGTAGATAGATTTGAAGAAACAGGCGACAAAGAAATCTGTTATTTATACGGTGATGTTTATTATACTGATGAGGCTATGAAAACGATAGTAAACACAAATACAGATGGAATATTGTTTTTTGGTAGCGAGATGGAGATATTTGCTATTAAGATTAAAAATAAAGAGTTGTTTTTTAAACATAAAAACAAGGTTAAAGATTTATATTTAAAAAAAGAAATAGATAGATGTATTGGGTGGGAAGTTTATAAAAGTTTGAACGATATTCCACTTGATGGGTATGCAATAAAAGACATTTTTTATCTAATAAATGATAAAACCGATGATATTGATTATCCTGAGGATTATGAAAGATTTATTAAAGAAAGGAGTTCAATATGAAAATAGCCGTTGATAAAAACTCGTGGCAAGTCGCTAAAGATGATGGAAATAAGTATATTTATTTATACGAAGATGAATCATTTTCTGATTTAATGAAAACTAGACTTCATTGCATGGAGTATCACGAATGCGAATTTGTGGATATAAACACCACGGATTATAATATAGATTGTTTTAAAAAATGTAAAATAACAGACAAAGATTGGGATAAGCTTCCTGATAAAATAGATTATAAAATTGGTATAATTATCCCAAATTATAATTATGAACACACGATTGATAAATGTTTAAGTAGTATAGCAAAACAAACGTATAAAAATTATGAAGTTATATTTATCGATGATATGAGTACGGATAAATCAGTTTATATAGCATCGAATTATTATGATAAATTGTCGAGTTTAAAAATAGTAAAACTTAAACAAAAACGATACAATGGTGGTGCTAGGAACGAGGCTTATTTATATTTATCAGATGACGTGGACTACGTTTATTATATCGATAGTGATGATTGGCTATATGATGAAACAGCTTTAGAGAAAATTAACAATAAGTTACAGAACAAGCCTGATGTTTTATTT